CAGAGATGCGTCCCGGCGATTTGCTATTTATCGAGGGCACGAAGAACGGCCAGAAGGCCATGGTACATGTCGGCGTATACGTCGGCGACGGCTACACCATAGAGGCGAAAGGCCGCGACGATGGCGTATGCAAGCGCAAGCTGTCCGATGGCAGCTGGACGCACTGGGGGCGGCTTGCCCTGCTCCAGCAGGAGGAAGAAAAGGAGGAGGTAAAGGCGCGGAAGATCATAACCCTGACTACCCCCATGATGAGGGGCGACAATATCAAGGCATTGCAAACCGCCCTTAACTCCCTGGGCTATGACGCGGGGGACGCGGACGGCATAGCGGGCAAAAACACCATTGCGGCCATACAGCGGTTTGCACAGGCACACAGCATGGCACCGACAGAGCTGCCGGACGTGCTGCAGGTATCCGTGTCCGTTGACGGCAAAATATACGTAGGCACAGCCAAAAGATAAGGAGGAAAAAACAAAATGAACATATCTGAATGGATCAAAACTATTGCCGCCGCTGTAGGCGGCGCACTTGCGTGGCTCTTCGGCGCCTGGGATCCCCTGATAATGGTACTGGTGGCGGTGATGGTGTTAGACTACGTCACCGGCGTAGCCGACGCAGCAGTGACCGGGACCCTCAGCAGCGCAGTAGGATTCAAGGGATTGCTGAAGAAAATCTTTATACTAATACTGGTGGCACTGGCAGCCCTTATTGACAGACTTGTGCCCGCCACCAATGGGGCGGTGCGCAGCGCGGTGTGCATGTTCTACATAGCCAACGAGGGCTTGTCCATACTGGAGAACGCCGGCACGCTTGGCCTGCCGCTGCCCGAGGCGCTCAGAGGCGCCCTCCAGAAGCTCCACAACAAAGGCAACGCAATAGAAGATACCGAACCTACCGACAAAACAGCATAATATCATCCCACGTTCGGGAATCCCTTTCAATCGCCCCTGCTTCGGCGTGGGCTTTTTTATTTGCCTTATTTTTTTAGTTTATGGCGTTTTGCTGTTGCATTACCACCCAATGAGTGGTATAATAAAGCCATAAAAAAGAGGAGGGCAAGACAATGACAAAGAAATTTGAAAACCGCGTCAAGAAGGAAATGACCGTAGACACCAAAAAGTACCGCTATATATATGAGTGCATCGCCAATCAGGGCATAGCCGTAATTAAGCGCCTGCCGATATCGGAGCTTGATACAACTGACTCCATCACCGGGTGGGAGACGGTAAGGGAATACAAATGACTATCAGAGAGATCAGAGACCTGACAGGACTGTCGCAAGCCGCCTTTGCGGCAGCCCTGAACATACCGAAGAGGACCATTGAAAACTGGGAAAGCGGCGCCCGCAAATGCCCCGAATATGTCACCGCGCTGATAGAGTACCGCGTGAGGCACGACGGCAGCCTTGCGGGAGGAGCATAATATGCAGTGCCGTTGTGAGAGGTGCGGTGCCGCTTTTGAGGGTAGTGGCGAGCGGAGGTTTTGCGATGCCTGCCTCAAAAAGATCAGGACAGAGCAGACCCGTGCCTGTAGGCGCACATGCGCCATATGCGGGCAGGAATTTGTCGGCGGCCTCCGGGCTAAATATTGCAATAACTGCCGCATTATTGCCCAACGAGAGCAACAGCGGCAATATAAGCGCATGGGCGCAGCGCGGCCGCTTGGGAGCATAGATCATTGCGCTAAGTGCGGGGCAGAGTATAACGTTGAGAGCGGAGCGCAAAAATACTGTAAGGCCTGCGCCGAGACAACTGTGCGAGACAACATACGCCGACGCCGCCGGGATTATAACAAAACCTATGATATGCCGCACGTCAAGCCTAAGCGCTATTGCGTGATATGCGGTAAGGAGATTACCACACCCAAAAACACGATAACGTGCAGTGCGGAGTGCGCTAAAATCCGCAAAGCACAGAGGCAGGCTCGGGCGGATTATAACCGCGGGCACAGGCTTGATGATGTGGAGGGCTACGCTCCGACCAAAGCCGCACCGCGCAAACCCAAATATTAAGAGGGCTGCTATAATGTATAACCTTAATGACCACCACCAACTGTTATTTCCCCAGTTACACATATTATATTGCCTCCTTTAATTTCGGGCGCTTAGCGCCGTTCTACGATATAGTACGCAAAATAGCCATTTT